CAGGACAAGCCGGTGATCGCCTACGCCGGGCCGAACCACCTGACCCGCGAGGGCTGGGAGATCCTGCTGGCCGGGTTCGGGAGCCAGCAGATGTTCGACGTGTACGTGGCCTGGCTGGACTCCGGCGCGGCTCATGAGGCGTTCGGCCAGTGGGCCGACGAGAAGGGCTACGGCTCCTAACGGGGTTGCGGTCGCGCGCCTGGCCCTGAAACACTGACGGCGGACAACACCAAGGGAGATGATGACGATGCCCAAGTGGGCGTGGACGATTATCGGCGTGATCGCGGTGGTGCTGATCCTGCACAACCCGCACAACTCCGGGCACGCGGTGGGGCAGGCGGTCAGCGCCCTGTTCACGTTCATCGGGAGCCTGTGATGGCGCTGGTCATCCGCCAGTCGGAGGCGATCTACGAGGCGCTGCGCTACGTCCGCGCCCGCTACTACACGGCGCTGCACACCGAGGCCCCGCCCGCCCACGGCACCAGGTTCAGGGACGCCTACGACTCCTGGTACCTGCGCGGCGAGGACCCCTACGACGACGGCTACTCCTGGCACGACGCCATGACGGTGACGTTCTGATGCGCCCCTACCAGGGGCCAGCGCCGCGCGTGCCGTCCACCGGCAAGCCCAAGTTCGTCATGGTCGGCATCGACCGGCCCGGCGGCGGGGTGCGGCTGTACGCCAGCCGGGAGATCCCCGAGCGCGAGCTGCGCTGGGGGCTGGCGACCGGCCAGTACGGCGACGCGACCGGCTGGCACATCGACGCCGAGATGCGGCACACGCTGATCGTTGACGGCGCGACCTGGGGGCAGGCGTTCGGCCGGGTGTTCGAGATCTGGGAGAACCACGACCGCAACAACGCGATCGAGGAAGCCCAGCGCGAGCATCGCCAGGCGCTGGAGGACGGCCTGTTCCACTTCGGCACCGACGACTCGCGGCACAAGGGGACGCCGCACGACTGCCCGCTGTGCGAGTCGCCCGGCACCCGCCTGTCCCGCGAGGTCGCGGCGGATATCGCCGCAGGCGTCCGCTACGAGCTGCCGATGCGCGGCGGGATCGAGGACTGATGACGCCGCCCTGCTCGATCACCCACTGCACGCACCCTGGCGTGCGCGCCGGGCACTGCGGCCACACCGCCTGCCCGAACTACTGGGCCGCCTGCCCGCAGCACGGGCGGTGAGCCGTGAGCCTCAAGGACGACATCCGCCGTCTCGCTGACGAGGTGCTGGCCAACGGCGGCGACCGCGAAGACCTGCAGATCGCGCTGTACTCCAAGTTCGAGGTCACCATCGGCAAGGGCGGCAACGGGCGCGACGACCTGCTGTTCGACTTCCCGCCGTGCCGGTACTGCGGGGCGTGGGGCGGCGGCGGCCACGGCGGCTTCTGCCCGAACGGGGGCGACTGATGAAGCCCGGCCTGAAGCTCACTCTCGGCATGACCCCGACTGAGGGCGACATCATCGAGGTGCGGCTGCCCCTTGGCGTGCGCCGCGACCACTACGTCGCCTGGCTGCTGTCCGACGAGGCCGAGCAGTCGTTCGAGGCGTGGCAGGCGGCGCACTGATGCCCGGCCAGAAGCCAGGGAGCATCCCCGGCTGCACCAGGATTGTCATCATGCCTCTTATCGCCATTATCGCCCTTATTGTCGCTGCCGGTCTGATCCTCGCCATCTACCTCGAAAAGGATGACGAATGACCGACCGCCCCGACCCCCTGGCACCCCCGGACGGCTACCGTCACAACGACGATGACAAGCCGCTGGAAGACACCGGCTGCGACGTGCGGGAGCAGGCCACGTTCCTGCTGCCCGACCCGCAGCGGTGTGACAACGACGGCATCCTGCGGATCTGGTTCGGCTGCGAGCGCGAGCACATGGGGTTCGCGGATGTATGCTCCCGGCACAGGTATGCCGTTCTTACCGGCTTTCCCGCTAAATGCGACCGCTGCCAGCGGGGCGGAGAGCCATCACGTTCCGTCATCATCAAGCAGGAAGAACACACAAGGGGAACATGATGCACAAGGCACTCAAGAGAGCCCTGGCCGCCACGGCGGCCCCGCTCGCCATCGCTGGCACGATCTGGGGCTCGACTGCCGCCGTCATGGCCGCGCCGACGACGGTCACCGCCGTCACCCACGTCGTCAACCGCCCTGACGGCGGCAACGGCGGCAACTGGGCGTACGACAACCTCAAGCGCACGCTGACCGTCACCGTCGCTGCGACGCAGAAGCCAGCCGACACGCTGGCGGGCCTGACCGACTACACCGCGACCGTGACCGACGAGGGCGGCTTCTCCACGATCGGCGGAGCACCGACGCCCAACCAGTTCGTGCCGGGTACTCAGATCCTGCACAACGGCGTCAAGGGCAGCATCAACGGCGGGATCAGCTACACGGTGACCGCGCCGAGCGGCGACACGCTGACCGGCACCGTCCCGGTCTACGAGAACGACAACTTCTCGACCACCGGAGCCGGGTTCACCTCCACCGGCAACTGGCCCAAGCTGGCGTTCGCCAGTCAGACCGGCGTGACGGTGGCCGAGGGCAACGACTGGAGCTGGAAGTACGCCACGGCGTGCGAGTCCTGGACTGACAGCGCGGTCAACGGCGACGGCAACACCGCCAACGACGGCAACATAACCGGCAAGATCTGCCCCGAGACGATCCTGTTCGACGGGCACGGCACGACGGTCGCCCCGACCCGCGAGAACGTGACGTTCATGCTCAAGGGCGTCCCCTCTGAGGTCATGTTCAAGATCACCGGCCCCGGCCCGATCAACGGGCACGTCGGCTACGTCAACGCGCACGAAGGTCTCAACACCGGGGTCTACACCGGCCTGGAGGCCAACCACACCTACACCTCCTGCTACACCCCGGTTCTCGGCGGACCTGGCAGCACCACCCCGGCCCCTGGCCACGGCGGCTGCATCACCTTCATCACCAACTCCTAGCGTGGGCGTGGTTACCACCCGGTAACCGCTTCCAGGGCGTCCGGCGCAGGGCAAACAGGCAACCCTGTGCCGGGCACCGTGGCCAGGCGGTCACGACAGAACAACCCCCGAGGAAGAGAGATCATGGCAGAGCTAACCGACGCGCAGATCCAGGAGATCGTGGAGACGCCGGTCACCGGCCTGAAGGGGCGCACGTCCCGCGAGCAGATCATCGAAGAGAAGCCGCTGAACAACGGGCGCGAGAAGGAGCCGGTCTTCCTGATCGACCTGTCCGGGTCCATGCAGGAGCTGGCCGGTCCCGACTCCAGCATGACCAAGCAGGAGCTGCTGCAGGTCGCGGTCCCCCTGGCGGCCGGGAAGCTGGCGGCCGACGACAGCCAGGCGGCGCACGAAGTCGGCACCGACAAGGGCGGCGTCCGCTCCTACGGCTTCAACGAGCCCCAGGCGTTCGAGGGCTGGGACGACGACGAGGAAGAGTTCGAGGACTCCCGCGACATGGGCGACGTGCACGAGGGCAACGTGCAGGAGACCCTGGCGCAGGCACCGTGGGGCGGGCGGACGTACATCATGCCCGCGATCCGCGCGGCTGAGAAGGCGTTCCAGGGCGAGTTCGGCAACGTCGCCATGCGCAAGCGGCCGACGATGGAAGTCGTCATCTGGACCGACGGCAAGCTGAACGACGAGGCCGAGTTCGAGGACTGGCTGAAGCAGTGCGACGAGTTCTGCGTGGTGGCGGTCGCGGTGGTCGGCTACGGCCCCGGCCACGACGCGGCGGTCAAGTCCTACCAGCGCCTGGCCGCTGGCAACAAGTTCCTGTCCGTCGTGGCGCTCACCGGGGTCAGCGACCCCACCGAGGCCGCGACCGACGTGCAGCTCATGGCTGCCTGACAACAAGGAGTTACCAAGCATGCCAGAGGTCATCTGCACCGGCCCGCTGCCGCCGGAGGCCGAGAAGTGGTGCACCATGTGCGCGATCCGCTACAAGACCGACGCGCTGGACATCGAGGAAGTGCGCGCCGAGATCGACGCGCTCGGCCACGGCGACGGCAAGCCGGTGCGGTATGACCTGGCCAAGGCGGTCAAGGGGCGCGTCCTGCCGCCGGAGATCGCGGTGACCATCGGGTTGTCCATGCAGCTCAACGGTATGCTCGTGCCGCTGTGCTGGGGGCACGTGCAGGCCATCAAGTTCACCAGCGTGCAACCGGCGGCGGGCGGCCTGGTCATGCCGCCCGCAAGGCGCTAGGCGTGACCAGCCCCCAGGTGGGAAGCTGAAGGCTGCGATTACACCCACCCCGACCAGGGAGCACCCCGAGATGACCGAGCAGCAGAACTACCCGCCAAACCCGGTGCAGCAGCAGCCGACGGAGCCCGAGCCCGCCCACCCGGCCGACCAGGCGCAGCTCCTGCGCGAGCAGCAGGCGCAGCAGGCGCGGCGCGACCAGCCCTTTACCGAGGACCGCACCGCCCCGGTAGAGCCGGTAGAGACCGGCGCGTCCAACGAGTCCCCGCACCCCGTTACCGGCGAGCCGGTCAACGAGGCGGAGACGGACCCTACGGTCCCGGCGGGTGCTACGACCCCGGCCCCGGCTGGATCAGGATCGGACCTCGCGCCTGGGTCGGACGCTCCTACGGCTGACGAGCCCACTACGCTGCAGCCGGTGCCCCCTGGCCCGGTGGTGGACACCGAGACCCCGCCGCAGGAGACCGGCGTGGTCACGGCGGCGGGCACCCACCCGCGCGTCATGGTCCGCCTTCGCGACGTGCTGGCCCACGTGGAGAACTTCCTGGCCCGGCACCCGGAGCTGCGCGTGCTCGAAGCCGATCTCAAGTCGGGGATCGCGACGATCGAGCAGCACGGCAACCCGGCCGTCCCGGTGTCCGACACTGCCGATCAGCAGGCCGGGACCGTGTCGTGAGGCACCGCCCGGCGGCGACCCGCCCCGGCCGCCGCCGGGCACTCTAACCGAGGGAGAAGATCATGGCCAAAAAGGACAAGGACGAGCGCCCGCCCAAGCCGAGCACCGGCTGCAGCCTCTGTGACTACGTCTGGGTCAACGGGCGCGGCTGGACGCCCCGGTGGAACGTGAACTGCAAGGTCCACAAGAAACCGTCTGACCTTCTGTAACAAACTGTCCCGCCTAGCTCAATTGGCAGAGTACCGGCGTCTGGTGCCGGGGGTTCCAGGTCCGAGTCCTGGGGCGGGAGCGCGGAGAGGCGTATGCCGGTAGCGCGCGTAAGGCGCGGGGAGGCCCAGAAGCCCGAAGTACAAGGGCAAGCTGGCGTCCGGCCTTCCGGTGGCCGCCCTAGCCGCCGAAACCAGCAGCAGGGAGACGCTGGGATTGGCTCGCGGGTTCGACTCCCGCCGTCTCTCCGCCTCGCCGGGTTAGTTCAGTGGCAGAACACAGAAACCGGCCGGTGACCTGGAAGGGCCAGCGCGCGTGGCCCGGACAGCAGGCGCGGGAGTAGGAGACGGAGGTTCGGTTCCTCCACCCGGCTCGTGAAATATCACTGCTACATCGAGTACCGCGAGGCGGTCTACACCGCCGACGTGGAGGCGGTAACCCCGGAGCGGGCCGCTGAGTTCGCCGCTGATCGGTGCCACATCAACGGTGAGTGGACGGTGGTCCCAGGCGAGCCGGTCTACGTCACCATCAGGGAGCACAGCACATACGAAGCCGTGAAGTCGCGCGGCACGGCTGAGCCGGGCTAGTGGCTGGCGTTGGTGGTCCCGGCGGCGACGCCGGGGGTGCCGTGCGCGGTGTACGCGGGCTCCGGCAGCGGGGCGGGCGGGTCGCCCGGCTGCCAGGCCCTCGCGTAGCCAGCGCTGGTCAGCGGGGCCACCTCGGACGCCTTGCACCAGAACGGGTGCCCGGTCTTGACGTTGGGCATGCGACCGGCCCACGATGTCTGCTGCAGCTCGGTTAGCGCGGTCATCAGGACCGGCACGTAAGGTGTGGTCATAGCACGACGATAAGGGAGAAGATGATGGACGCAAGGGCGCTGATGGCGGTCGCCCGCTACGGCGGCACGGCGGTGATGGCCGGGCTGACCGCCGCCTACGGCTACTACCCGTCGGTGCACTGGCTGCCGATCGCCATCGCGGTGGTCGGTACGCTCGGCTTCCACGTGGTGTCCACAGCGCCCCAGTTCGCGGTCCCGCCGCGCATGGTCACCATCATGCAGCCGGAGGACATCAACCTGACCAGGAGGGGGAAGACCGATGGGTCCGGGTCCTGACCGCGAGCTGCGCGCCGAGGAACTGCTGACCGACCACCTGACGCAGCTCAGCAGACTGCGCACCGAGAACCGCGAGCTGAAGGCTGCCCTGGCCGAGGCGCAGGCCCGGCTGGACGCCCAGGGCGACTACCAGGTGTTCATCGTGCCCGGCATCCAGCACCTGGCGGACGCGATGGCCGCGATGGAGGGCGATACCCTGCTGCGCGACGGCGACCGGCTGCGCGTGGCGGGCACCGCGAGAGAGTGGATCTACCGCTCGGGAACATGGGAAAGCAGTACAGTGTTATCAACACCCGGAACCGGAAAACGGGTACCAAGGGAGAAGATAATGGCGAACGAGACCAAGATCCAGCACTACCAGCTCCGTCCCATCGACACGGGCGGCGCGACGTGGACCGTGGACGTGAACGAGGGCGGCTACTTCACCGCCGAGCACCCGGAGCACGGCACGGTCACCGGCTACAGCTACAGCGAGGTCGAAGAGAGGGCACGCAAGGCGACCACCACCGGGAAGATACGGGTCCGCGTGCCCTACGCGCGCATGACCAAGACGATCAACGGCTGGCGGGTGCTGCGCGGCGAGGGCACTGGCATCCACGGTGGCACCGGCAACGTACTGCTCCGCGAGGGCGGCAAGTCGAGCCAGGACACGTACACCCGTGGCTATTTTCGCCCGCCGACGCCGGAGCAGGAGGCCGAGCTGGTCCGGCTGATGGCCGAGCGCGACGCGGCCGACAAGGCGTTCAAGGAGCTGACCGAGCAGCTTGCCTTCCCCCAAGGTCTGTCCAAGGCCGTCAAGGACGAGGTGGAGCGGGCCAAGAGGGGCGTCGGCCATGAAGACGCCTGAGACCGACGAGGCCGAAGAGGCTGAAGAGACCGTAACCAAGGTCCCGGCCCAGGCCACCACCAGGGACCACGTGTGCGGGCACTGCCTGCGGGTGTTCCCCACCCAGATGAAAAAGGGCGAGCACATGGCCAAGGCGCACCAGGAGGCAACGGCGTGGGTACCAACGGATCACTAGCGCCGCCGCCGCCCCGGCGCGGCGGGTCGCGGATCTTCTGCCCGATGGTGGACGTGGCGATGACCGAGGCGGGCGCGGAAGGCGAGCTGGTCATGTGCGAGTGGGCCGGGCGCAACACGCGCAACGACCGTTACCGCTACCGCCGCCACTGGCGGGAGCACCACTGGGGTCCGTTCATGGCCGAGACCCACGCCATGCTCCGGTACGTGTTCAAGGCCCAGTACCTGGGGCTCAGTGGCGTCAATGCCGACGTGAAGGTGTTCAAGTGATCATCACCCCCAAGGACGTGCCCGACGAGGTGCTGCGCACGCTGATCGCGGAGATGCCGGAGGACCAGCAGCACGCCCTGGCCAACGCCAGGGAATGGCGCGCGGCCCTGGCCCTGGCCCTGACCGCGTGGGAGAACCGGCCCCAGGACGTGCACCAGCACGCCTGGCGGTCAGTTGACGTACAGCACCAGCGCGTCTTCGGGATGATCACCGTCACGCACGTGATGCAGTCCTGCAATGGCTGCGGCGAGGTGCGGACGGCGCAGCTCAACGGCGAGTGGACGATCGAGCAGGTCAGGTCATGGAAGGGAGGTGACTAGCGATGGCTAGGGTAATCACCACCAAGAGCGGGATGGGATCGGGCGAGGGCGCGTTCCACGCGATCATGATCCTGTGCACCTGCGGCTTGTGGTACCCGGTGTACCGGATGCGCAAGCACCAGGCCGACCGCACCAGCAAGACCGTGGTCGAGTAGGAGGGGGCATCGTGACCAGGATCAGGCGCATGCTGCGCATCCAGTGCATCTCGTGCTTGAGAGAGGGAGCCAACCCGAAAACGGGTCTGTGCTCACGGTGCACGAGGTAAGCGAACACGAACTGTAAACAGGAAAAACAGGCCGTCCAGGGGCGATAAAGCCCCAAGGCGGCCTGTTTTCGTTGACGAAGAGAGTACAGGAAGGTGTACGGCTGCTATCGTCATCCTTCGACACAGCCTAGAGACGGGCGGCCCTGGCAAGCGTCCCCATCTCATGGCAAGAACCGTCGATGCAAAGGATAGACCAACGTGCCTGTTCTTAGTGCGGTGAGATCTTGCATTCCGAGGCTCACCAGTAACAGGTTGGCATCAGGCTCCGTCCTGCTAGCGGTCTCCGCCGCCTGCACTCTCACCGGAGCTTTCGGGTTCGCCGCGCAGGCGTCCGTTGCCAGCCCCCTTACCCCGTCCAATCCGACCCATGCCCTGGCCGCCGTCGCGCCCCTCGCGCTCAGCCGCCCGGTGCACGCTGCCGCCCACACTGCGTCCGTCCCGTCCTCGGTGACGGTCGCGCCCGGCGACACGCTGTCCACCATCTCCGCCGCTACGTGCGGCACCGCGAGCGACTGGAGCGGCATCTACGCCGCCAACCGCCCGCCGCTGTCCGACCCCGACGTGATCAGCGCCGGGCAGGTGCTCCGGGTCCGCTGCGCTGACCCTGGCTACACGCCGCCAGCGCCGCCCCCGGCCCCCGCGCCCGTGCGGCAGCCGGTGCAGGTGGCCGCCGCGCCCGCACCCGCTCAGCCCGCCGCTCAGCCCGCCGCGACCTACAGCGGCTCCGGCTCGATGCAGAGCTGCATCATCGCCGCCGAGTCCGGCGGCAACTCCCAGATCGTGAACGCGAGCGGGCACTACGGGCTCTACCAGTTCAGCTACGCAACCTGGGTAGCCCACGGCGGGAACGGGGCCGACTTCGGCCACGCATCGGTCGCGGAGCAGAACCAGGTCTATGCCAGCACCGTCGCGGCTGACGGCTACAGCGATTGGGCTCCCTACGATGGCTGCTAACGGGTTCACCATCAGCAACATGTTCTCCGCCGCCCTGCTCGTTGTCGGCGCGGCCTCGCTGGTGCTCGGCGTCATGCTCGTGCTCGGCCACCGTCGCACCCGCTCCGCTGACCGCCAGGTCCGCGAGACGTGGGACGGCTACATGGCCGAGACCCCGAGCACGCTGCCCGAGTGGGACGGCGAGACATACGACTGGCCGGAGACCGGCCTGGTCCGGTACCTGGAGTCAGTCAGCACGACGGCACCGCAGCCGGTGTGGCCGGTCCCGGTCAGCGACATCTCCGGCCCGCTGCCGACGCAGCCGGTCGAGCCCGAGTACGACCCGGCGGCCGACGCGGAGGCGTACATCAAATCGATGACCGCCGATACCACGGCGTTCATCGCCAGGATCGGAGCGGACGAGTGAGGCGGCTAGCGGCGCTGGCCGCCTTCGCCGTCTCGCTGCTGGCCGCGCTCGGCCTGGCGGGCACCGCGCACGCCGCCACCTCGTACGACCGGGGCAGCTCGGTACTGGCCGCCGCTGAGACCCGCGCCGGGGACTGGTACTCCTACGGGAGCGCTGGCCCGTCGGCGTTCGACTGCAGCGGCCTGGTCTACTGGGCGGCGCACAAGGAGGGCATCGCCCTGCCCCGCACGACGTACCAGATGTTGGGATCATTCCACCTAGTTCGGACGTACCACCCGGTGGCCGGGGACGCGGCGTTCTACGGGTGGGGACATGTGGAACTGGTCGCCCGTGGGCACGACGTGACGTTCGGCGCGCAGCAGCCAGGCACCCGCGTGGGGTACCACCACTGGAACGGCTGGTGGCACCCCACGATGTACTTCCAGATCCGGTAAGCCTGCCTGCATACTGGGCTCGTGAAGCTGTTTGCGGCCCTGGCGTCCTTGTGGGCTGTCACCATTGCCTGGCTGGCCCTGGACCACCCTGACGGGCTCCGGTTCAGCATGGGCACGTACCCCGTACCTGCGGGCACGCCGTGGACGTACCAGCTCCTGAGCGGTTTCGTGCCAGCCCTGACAGTAGCCACCCTGCTGTCGGGGCTGGCCGCGCTCTACCACCTGCACAACTGCCACCACGACGGGTGCTGGCGGCTGGGCAAGCACAAGATCAAGGGCACCCCGTGGTGCGTCGCGCACGAAGACGAGGGCCGCGCCCAGGAGACCACCGACGACCTGCTGCGCGAGATCCTGGCCGAGCTGCGGGCACAGCGGGCGGCCCAGTGAACGTGCACCACAAGCGCGCCGCCGTCGTGTTCCCCGCCGTGCTGGCGCTCGATGTGCTGCTCGGCCTGGTGATGGCGGCGGCCGAGCACGTCAGCGCCTGGCACGGCGTCTACTGCACCACCGGCCTGACCACCACCGACGGGTGCGACCTGACGTTCCACGGCTGGCTGCCCTACGCCGTCGCCTGGTTCACCATGGTCTTGATGGTGCCGTTCTGGACCGGGATATTCTCCCTGGTTACCACCGGGTTCATCGCTGACCACCTGGAGAATGTCAATGACGGCTAACTTCGGCAATGAGTCCTGGCAGGGCGGCAACCTGTGCGCCTACACCGAGACAGCCAGCGGCGAGCGGTGCGGCCTCAAGGAGATCGACGGGCTGGAATACTGCCTGCACCACGTCCCCGATGACCTGCTCGACGAGGCCGAAGAGATCACCGGCATCAACCGCTGCCGCTACGACTTCGGCATGCCCGGCGCGTGCAGGCAGTTCGCGGTGAAGGGCGCGGTCCCGACGCGGTGCAAGAACCACGGCGCGAACCTGGGCAGCCGGACGCACATGGAAGCCTCGCGGCGCAACGTGGAGAGCAGCGCGGCCGAGCGCCTGGCGGGGATCATGGCCGCCAGCGGCGAGTACCTGATGGCCCCGCCCGCGATCGGTGACCCGCTGATCGAGCTGCTGGGCCTGGCGGCCGAGATCGGGGCGCTGAAGGAAGTGCTCCGCGCCAAGGTGGTGCCGCTGCTGGAAGGGGACAAGCTGCGGTACGCGCACTCCAAGGCGGGCGAGCAGCTACGCCAGGAGATCATCTTGTACGAGCGCGCCCTGGAGCGGTTCGCCAAGATCCTGATTGACATCTCCAAGCTGAACATCCAGGACCGCCTGGCCGGGGTGCAGGAGCAGACCGCCGCCATGCTCGAACGGGCGCTCGATGCCGCCCTGGAAGAGTCGGGCGTCGGCCTGGAGGGCATCACCGGGGCGCGCAAGGCATTTCGCCGCCATCTGAAAGTCGTCCAGGGAGAACTGGCATCATGAGGCCATGACACTTCACGCAACGCACCAGAACGGCAAGGTCACCGTCCACACCACCTACGGCCCGGTCTCCAGCCAGGTCACCGAGGACGCGGGCCACGCCCGTGCCTTCCACCAGCAGCTCGGCCGACTGCTGGCCGAGGCCGAGGGCAAGACCCCCGGCCAGCGCGCGTACGAGCGGTACCGCGAGCACGTCGGCGGGGTCGGCCTCGCCCACGGCGACCCGCTGCCTGCCTGGGAAGAGAACGGGCAGAAGTACCGCGACGCCTGGGAGCACGCTGCCGGGTGACGAACCGGGACCTCGCCGCGCTGGGGCTGTTCGACAAGAAGGTCGGCAAGACCCCGCTGGACCCGCGCGTCCGCTGGCGGGACACCGCCCGGCCCGAGCAGTTGCTGCCGCTCTGCGACGGGTCCTGGCGCACGTTCTACCTCCAGGGCGGGCGCGGGTCCGGCAAGACGCGGGCCGGTGCCCAGGGCCTGGCTGACCTGGTGCTGGCCGACACCGACGGCGAGGGCGAGTACGCGATCGTCGCCCCCACCTACGCCGACGCCTGGACCAAGTGCGTGGAGGGCGAGTCGGGCATCCTGCGCGCGCTGGGCACCTCGATGTCCGAGATCAAGGACCACCGCTCCAAGACGGTCAAGAGCGCCTGGCGGACCTACGGGCAGGTGATCCTGCACAACGGCATCGTGATCTACGCCGACAGCGCGGCGGAGGGCGGGCTGCGCATCCAGGGCCGCAACCTGAAGGCGGCCTGGTGTGACGAGATCGGCCTGTGGGACAAGTGGGACACCACCTGGAACGAGTCGCTGCGCTACGCGGTGCGCATGGGCGTGTCCGTGGTGATCGCCACCGGCACCCCCAAGGCGTCGCGCCCTGCCCGCGCCCTGGTGCGTGCGCTGATCCGCAACGACCCCGGCGAGGGCGGCGTCATCGTCCGCAAGCTGCGCACGATCGACAACGTCGCCAACCTGTCCAGCGCGTTCTACCGCTCCGTCGTCGGCTCCGCCAAGGGCACCCGGCTGGAGCGGCAGGAGCTGGAGGGCGAGCTGCTGGAGGACGTGGCCAACGCGCTGTGGACCCGCGACCTGCTCGACTCGATCCAGGTCCCGGCGGTCGGCCAGGAGGGCGGCCCGCCGTTCCTGCAGCGGGCGGTGATCGGCGTGGACCCCTCCGACGGCACCGAGACCAGCGACGAGCAGGCGTTCACCATCGCGGGCATGTACGAGGGCCTGCTGTACGTGGTGAAGAACTGGGGCGGCCAGGAGCCGCCCGCCCAGTTCGCCAAGCGGGTGGCGATCGAGGCGTACAACTGGAACGCGCGGATCGTGGTGGAGAAGAACCACGGCGGCGCGTGGCTGACCACGGTGTTCGCGCAGGTGCTCAAAGACCTGGTGAAGTCGGGCACCATCTCGGCGGACAGAATCCCGCACGTGGAGGTGGTCAACGCCCACAAGTCGAAGCGCACCCGCGCCGAGCCGGTGTCCGCCCTGTACGAGCGGCACGTGGTGCGGCACTGCTACGACGGGCAGACCTACCAGATCATCGACCCGGACTCCGGGGCCAAGCGGTGGCACCGCGACATCGTGAAGATGGCCGAGCTGGAAGACCAGATGTCCACCTTCACGGGCGCGTCCGACGAGCGCTCGCCTGACCGGCTCGACTCCCTGGTGTGGGCCTGCCACAAGTTCCTCAACGCCACGTTCGAGGCGGTCGCGCCCAGGGCGTCGGCGCACAAGTGGGCGGACTCGGCCGAGCTGGAGACGACGGGAGCCCAGACGGACGGGGTGCCGCGCCGCCGGTTCAAGGGCGCGCACGGCGGGCTGATGGACAACGCGGGGCACGGCTGGGACCTGGACGACTTCGCGCCCCGGAGCGATGACAACTTCATGACCGGGGGCAGCGGCGACGAGGACCGGCCGGAGCGACCGGCTCGCGCCGCAGTCCACGGCTGGCGGTAGTGCTGTAAGATCTGCCTTCCTGCCTGTACCTTGTTGTAGCAGGGAGGCAGATGTGGCGACGGGCAAGGGGTTCAAGGTACCTGGCGGCGGAAACGTCGTCGAATTCCCCGACCTCGCCCCTCCCGGCTCCAAGTCCTGGTCCAACAAGTCGTCCCTGATGGGCAAGGAGATCGGTACCCAGTTCGACTGGGGCCAGCGGCTGTTCGCCTACTACGGCGAGGGCGATGTCTTCGACTACGGCGAGTGGTCAAGCCGTGACATGAAGACCATGTTCAGCCGGGACGGCGTGGCCAACGCGGTGCGCCTGGTGCTGACCCTGCCGATCCGCGAGGCCGACTACTCGATCACCCCCGCCAAGGGCGACAAGGGCGAGGCCGAGTTCATTCACTCGGTGCTGATGACCCCGGACACCGAGGGCGGCATGAAAACGCCGATCCACGAGATGGTCGGCCAGGTCACCACCGGGCAGATCTACCGCCGGTCGTTCTTCGAGAAGACGTTCAAGGTCAGGGACATCGACGAGAAGATCATCTACGACAAGATCAGCTACCGCCCGCCCGCCACCTGCCAGGCCCGGTACAACGACCGCACGGGCGAGAACAACGGGTTCCGCCAGCAGGTGTGGCTGTTCGGCGGCAACCTGATGCTCGACCGGGCGCAGAAGGTCCCCGGCTACGTGGACATCCCCAAGGTCAGGAGCTACATATACACGCACGGCAAGGAGATGGAGCCGCTGACCGGCGTCTCCGAGATGGAGGTCTCCTACTGGTGCTACCAGACGAAGATGAAGCTGCTCTACCTCTGGTACCACTTCCTGGAGAACCAGGCGCTGCCGCGCACCGTGGTCTACGGCAACGACCAGAACGAGGCGAACACCCGCGCCTCCGACATTGCCCAGCTCAAGTCGTCGGGCGTGGTGGGCCTGGAGCGCCCGGCCGACAACGGCAAGTCGTTCGAGATCATCGAGTCGGCCGGGGACGGCGGCAAGTTCTTCCAGGACGCGCTGGGGTTCCTGGAGGGCTGGCAGACGCACTCGGTGCTGGCCGGGTTCATGGCGCTGACCGGCAGCTCGACCGGCGGCAAGGGCTCTTACGCCCTGTCCCAGGACCAGTCCAGCTTCTACCTGAAGTCACGCCAGGCGGTCGCCAAGGAGATCGCGGAGTCGATCAGCTACGACGTGATCAGGCCCTTGATCATCCTCAACTTCGGCTCCAAGGCCGCGTTCCCGGTGTTCAAGTTCGGCCCGCTCCAGGACGAGCAGATCCAGGCGCTGCTGACCCTGTTCGGGCAGATGGCCGCCGCCCCCGTGCTGCACGTGCCGCTGCCGGTGTTCGACCTGCTCACCGAGCGCATGGCCACCATCCTCCAGCTTGACGTTGACCAGGTGCACAACGCCCTGGTGTCCACCGCCAGCCAGCGCGCCGAGCAGATGGCCGGTAACCCTCCCCCTGGCATGCCGCCGGAGGCCGCCGCCGGGCTCGGCGCGGTCCAGGGCATGGCCGGGGCGGCGATGAACATGGTCCAGCAGCACGGCAACACCAACGGCGGGCTCCGGCCGCCGCCGCCAGCGGCTGGTGCCGCTGCGGGCGGCCCGGCCCGGCCGACCCTTCAGCAGGCACCAGCCGGGCCGCCAGTGCCACCGGCCAAGCCAGCCATGACGCCGCCGCCGGGGCGGATGGGGTGAGGAATCCACGGGAGGTGCGCTGTGTCGCCCGGCGACCTGTACCAGTTGTTCGGCGGAGCCGGGGCCGGGGTGGTCGGCTTCTGCGTCTGCTTTGTCGTCCTGTTTGTCACTGGGCAGATATCGACCAAGAAGCAGCTTGACGACGAGAAGGCCCGGTACAAGGAGAAGTCTGATGAATGCGACGAGTGGAAAGAAGCGTGGCGGCTAGAACGGGCCAGAGGTGATGCAACTGAAGCTACCGGGCGAATTGTCAAAGACGTGATGCAAGGACTTCGCCAGGCGGGCAAGGAGCTGGAGTGAATGTGGTGGCCATTCAGGCATAAGGAGAAGCGCATGGCGGTACAGGTGAGCACTGGGCTCGAAGAGGCCAGGAGTGCTCGTATTGCCGCTGAGCAGCGCCTGGCGGTCACACAGAGCGAGGTAACCGTTCCCCTGATGGACATGCACAAGGAGAACCACATTCAGCCATTGATTGACGGTCTTATCCAGCGCAGGGCGGAACGGAGAAACAGTGGTTGACCAGCCTCTTATCGACGCGGTTGAGTGGGCAGTTAACCTGTCCTTCTGGACTGCCGTCGCGTTCCCGTTTGTCATCGGCCTGATCTGGTTCTGGTGGCTCGACTGGTGGGGGCAGAACATGATCGCCCTCGATTTCTGCTTCGCCGGGGCCACGCTCTCGCTGGTCCTGCGCTATGACTTCGGCGTCAAGGCCAGTGCCCTCGCCTGGGTCACCGTGATATCGCTGTCGCTGGTTACCGTGGTGCTAATCCACCGTGCCGTGATGATCTTCACCACCCAGCGGAAGCGGCAGACCCAGATGCACAACGGCACCCGGCCGCAGCCGCTGCTGCCCGATGACACCCAGCCGCTGACGTGACCACGCCGCAGCAGCCGCCGCAGCAGCCGCCCCCGTCCCAGGCCGGGCAGCTAGCCGAGGTCGCGCTGGTGACTGCCGTCGGCACCGCCCTGCTGTCCGCGCCGACCGTCCCCCTGGCGATGGCCGGGCTGTCCGCCGGGGTGCTCGCCTCCCTGCGCATCCCCCGCCAGGCGATGGCCGCCGCGCTCAAGATCACCATGGACTTCCCGCCGGGGCTGACCGGGGCGTACGGCGCGGCTACCATCACCAGCGAGCGCACCAACAACCTGCGGCGCTCCCAGTTCGTGATCTCGGCCGCCAAGCGCATCGGCGCGGATATCATCGCCGCCCGCAGCCGCAACCAGTCAATTAGCGCTGCGCTGGGGGCGTCGGTACAGCGTGAGCGGCGATTTTACGCGCAGCACCTGATGGCCACCTGGCAGCGCAGCCAGGCAGGCGCTCAGGTAGACAGCGCCGCCATGACATATGGCAGCCTGCTCGGCTGGCACGCAGCCGACCGACACGCCAGCCCTGAGTGCCTGGCTGCTGACGGGAAGAACTTCTACGCTGATCACATGCCCCTGATCGGCTACCCAGGCGCGGTTCACCCGCACTGCAGATGCCAGGCGGGCTCCCCGTTCCCCGGAGCCCGCCTGCTGCCCAGTTACGGCCTGCCGTCGGCGCGCGGCTACCGGAGGGCAGCATGACGCTGACGATGATCGACCTGGTAGGCCCCAAGGGGTATATCCACGGGTGGATCTTCGTCGGCGTTCCCGCGATCGGGGCGAAGGTCAACATCCCCGGCCACGGCCGGGGCACGGTGAAGCGGGGCAACGCGACCCACGCGCACGTCAAGATGGCCGACGGCAAGATCGCCAAGGTCCCCCACGACAAGGGACCCGGCAAGGCGAAGCTGGTCCCTAGCCCCAAGCCCATCGAGAAGATGAGCGACGACCGGGCCGAGATGGGCAGGCAGGCCAGGGCGTCGATTGCCAAGGGCGGCGAGACCCTGTTCCATGGCACCAGGCACGAGTTCAAGCCGGGCGACATCATCGACGCCAAGTTCTCGCGGGCGGGCGTCACCCGGCTGCATGAGGGCAAGCAGTACGCCTTTGCCTCCACCGACCCCGGCGAGGCCACGTTCGCCGGGGGCGCGGGCGACAGTGCCGGTAAGGGCCACGTGTACCGCGTGGAGCCGGTCGGCAAGTACGAGTGGGACCCGCACCAGGGATCATCCACCTCGCGGCGCACGGGCGGCGGGTTTCGCGTCGTAGAAGAGGTCAACAAGTGGGACGGCGGGAAGCTGGCCCCGAAGTCAGGCCCGGACCTGACGCAGAAGGGGGCACTGGACCACGTGACTAACGAGCAGCGTCTCGCGATCCTCAAGCAGATGTCCCCGGCTGAAAAGAAGGCGTACGTCAAGACCAGCATGCTCCCCAGCCACGTCAGCCTGTCCAACGCCGTTGACCTGGCCCGCCCCGGCAGCTACCGGCCGCCAGCGGTGCCCCCGTACCGGCCGACCGGCACCATGCGCAAGGCAACCGCCGCCTCGATGCGCAAGCTGGCTGACGACCTGAAGCAGCGGCACCCCGACATGGGCGCGCACCTGCACGTCCAGGACGCGGCGCGCGCCCTGGACCGCAACCAGCCGGAGGCGGCCAACCGGCACCTGACGGCGGCGGTCGGCAACATGACGCCCCAGTCGTTGCGCCGCCACGGGCTGCTGACCGACGAGCACCACGACGCCGCCAAGCGCTCGATGGATGCGGTGCACCGGCACATGCTGCTGGTCAAGGACATCATCGATACCCAGCAGAGCAACAACGCGCTGCCGCGCAACGAGCAGGACGAGCCGCAGGGACCAAAGGCTCCGGTGGACGACAACCTGGACG